GATCACGGACCTAGTGCCGGACTGGATGATTCGACAGGGTGGGATCCAGTTGCCATTCAAGTACAAGGGTGAGAACATGTGGATCCTGCCGGATCTACCGTTCAAAACACCGTTGGAAATGCTTGACCCGATACTTTCTTTGGACAGCGCCTCTCCTGCTGATCGGATAGAGGCTGGCCTTAGCACGATGTCAACACAGTTGACGCCCATCTTTAAGGGTCCGCTTGAATGGGCGATGAACCGCAACTATTGGAAGGGCTACAACTTTACGGGTAGGTGGGTTCGGGTGCCCACGGTTTATACGAAGGTTCCGGGGTTGATCCCAGCGTTAAGGGTGGCGCAAATCACGGAGAAGAACAATGAGGGTGACTGGTACATGCGAGATAGGGATATGCATGTGATGGGGATGATGATACCCGTGTTGTCTGATGTACGCCGGTTGATCCCGACGGAAGAGCGGTACCAGCAGCGTGCGTTGTCTACGTGGATGTCTTGGTGGGCGGGTCTTGGCCTGCGGACCAACACCCGCGAAGAGCAGGAACGCACGTTGAATGCACGCATTCAAGAGATGGAAGACGAGCGGGCGAAGATGTATAAGCGTAGGGCTGCTGGACTGAAGCCGTAGGGACAGACTACCCTTAGGGTATGAAGTACGTAACCCGCAGCGAGTGGGGCGCAATAGACACAGGGAAGCGCCTGAAGCACTTCTGGCGTCCTGTGCTGGGGGTTGTCATCCATCACACCACGGGGCCGTCAGACAGGCCGTGGTGGCGTGTGAGGGGACACGACAAGTACCATGTGCGTACCAAAGGGTGGGATTCGGTCGCGTACAACTGGCTCGTGGGTGAGACTGGTGAAATCTTTGAGGGGCGCGGGTGGAAGCGTGGTGCTGCCACTCGCGGTTGGAACTCTAAGTCTATTTCCGTTGCATATGTCGGAGATTCCGATGATGGACTAACGGAACGCGGTAAGGAAAGTATCCTGACCGCCGTCGGGGCAGCGCGCGAGCGTTACGGTGACCATTTGTGGGTGAGGTGTCACAAAGACTTTTCGCCAACTACCTGTCCCGGCGAAACTCTGACCAACTGGGTGAACGCTGGCATGGTTACCGAGCAACCCCATACGAATACAGTTGTCGATTGGGCAGGGATCCTTCGATACATTACGGAGGCAGGTTTGGCTCACGTAACAAAGTATCCGATCAAGCGAGGCTCTACGGGAAAGTGGGTTTCGATTGCACAACAGAGACTGAATGACCGGATCAACGCTGGTTTGAAAGTTGACGGCGTTTACGGTAAGAAATCTAGGGCCGCGTGTAAGCGGTTCCAATCACAGTTCGCTATGAAGGTCAACGGGATCGTTGACGAACACACATGGAAGGTGTTGTGGACGGTATGACTAATATGATTGAACGAGCAGGATGGACTTTCGTACAGGCTTTCTTAGCCGTGTTCGTAATCGGGGATCAGGGCACGCTGAAGGTGGCCTTGATCGCTGGTGTCGCTGCTGCCCTGTCGGTGGTAAAGACCTACGCACAGGGGCGCAGGGGCTAATGGCCGAAGCCGGAGAAACCGATGCGTTTGATAAGTTTCAAGATGAGTACGGTTATCTGGCAACAGAAATATACGAAGACATGAAGAAATCTTCGCACTTGTTGGACATAGCGGATCAGACTCACGCCAAGTGGCATGAGTCCGATCTGGGTGTTCTACTGGTGCTGCCGTACGAACATGTAATGGCATTTGCGCACGAAAATCTTTCAAGCGATTTCGACAATAGCCCATTACATCAGTACGTGTTTGCAACAATGAGTACGTTGATTATGAACTCGTTTGAGGCTATGGAAGATGGTCAGGTTGAAAGGTAGTCGCGTATTGCGGGATCATTTGCGAGCGCAACTCTTAGTTTAGTCAGTATTTTGTCACGATAACGTGCAACAGTTGTTTTCGGAATCCCAATACGACGTTCGATTTGGCGCAAACTTAGGCGTTCAAACAGGAGCGCATTCAATAACCACGCTTCTTCAGCGTTGAGAATATCTAGCGCACTCACAACTGTTTCTCGTAGCGCCGCTTTTTCTTCTAGGGACTCGCGTGGTTCCAGCGATCCCGCTTCTTGTAGGGCTATAAGTTCTGTTTCAGGCGGATTGTGACGGATGGACTTGCCATCGAACGTACCGTTGCCTGCGAACAGTGGGTTATACGGGAACTCTCTCTTCATTCGCTCCAGCATACGCCATCGGAGGGTTCAAATAGTCCTCTCCGATAACACGCGTACCTTCGGCGTCATAGCCGGAAGGTTCGCCCTTCTCCCATGCTTCGTCGTGGTCGATCCATCCAAGGATCTCCACCGCACGGAACTCCGGTGCCACCGGACGCACCACGAATAGAACCAGACCTTTGCCTAGTTGCCGCTTGCGCACCGCAGCGTTGCTGCTCGTGCGTACGCGTCTAACCTCAATGTTGTGGCCGACATCAGCCATGCCCTTGAACTCCGCGTGACGGTTACCGGGCCATACGTGCCCGCCCCAATACTGGTTCGTTAGTTTCGCAACGGCCAACTCGCCCGCGCACGCGGCAGCCTGCGCGGTGCGGTCGTCCTCCATGCGTTTCTTGTCATAGTGGCGGGCATCAGCCTTACCCCAGTTCTCAATAAAGCGACGTGCGCCTACATGCAGCGCCCATTCGTACTCCCACGGGTGCAGTTCCACGAGGATCATTCCTTGCTCGCTTTCAGTTGAACCACAAGCCGGTCGTTCGGGATGATACCCGCACGTTGGCACCCATCTAAGCATAGTTTGACGTAGTTGTCCAAATCTCCACGCAGCGGTGTCTGCCATTGCGTCAAGGAGCGGACAGTGATGTACGTTGCTTCTTCGCAAAACGTCATCTCCACCGAAACCGGTCCCTCAAAGACCGGCGGGTTATCATCAACCGCTTGAGCGTACGCACGCTCTGCTTCCACGGTTTCCTTCGGAGTGTAAACGCGACCTTTCCGCGACATTCGGGGACGACCCTTGGGCTGCGGTCTTCCGGGTACGACGAATGAGAACTCATCGGGTGGCTTTGCGCTGGGCGTCGCTGACGAGTCGGGTGATTTGTCTTTCGCAGTCTTGCCTGCCCGTGAACTTCGGCCCATCGTCGTACCAATCTCCCAGTCGTGAGTCTAGGTCTTTAGTCCACGATAGAACATCAGCGAGAGTATAGCCGGTTTCAAACATTGCGCGAGCGAATCGGTTCAGGAAGCCGTGTCGTCCTTTGCCAGCGCCATGCGATTGCTTGTAGTACGGGACGGGACCGTTCTTGAACATCTCCGACGGCAGTCCACGCAAGCGTGTGCCGTCTACGGTCATCAACGGTTCTTTGCTGTAGTCCCGTTTAGGTGGGAGGTCTGGCACTATCGGTATTGGCTCTTTGTACAGGGCTGCCGCACGCTCTAACAGTTCTATGGGCGTGCGATGTTCTTCCGCTGCGTCAATGAAGTAGGCGAGACTCAACGATTCTTCGTCAGTGTCGCTATAACTGCTGCTGTCTACGACCACCTGCCGGTGTTTCGGACGCTTCCCCCCGTATGGCAAACGCATGTAGTTGCCGGGTGGTCCTGCCAAAGAGTCCTGCTTCGGATACACGGCATCGAATGTGGCTTCTGCCAGATCCAAAGCAGCGTGCATGGCACGACGCATCACCGACGCACGCACCCATCCTTCGGGGAAGATCCACAAGTGGTAGCCCTTGCTGCGTGACCTCTCAGGCCACGCGTAAATGTCCATTGCCCGAAAGATTGTTTGGGTATTGCGGGCGATAATCAGGGAGTCTTCACCCTCGTCTATGTCTATGGATCCCCACTTGCACATCCACAAGTCGGGGTCCATCTCCACATAATAACGGTGATTATCGGCCCCTTCTGTCCACGAATCGGGACCGCCTCGCGTGAAGTGTGGGTCATAGACCATCGGGTAAATCCCGATCATCTCTTCGCCAGAAAGGTGCTTCTCCCACATGGTGTCAACGTCTGCCCACCGGCAGCCGCCTTCGTCTGTGCCATAGGCGAGAGGGAACCCTAGGAACAGGTCACGGAATGAGATGATTGCGTTCTCATTCATCGAACTCTTCCAGTCGTATCTGCTCCCACACAATGCCGGGTTCCAGCAAGCGCCCACTCTTATGAATGGTCAGATGCACTTCTGCTTTCTCTCCATCACCCGACTTGTTCTTCCACAGGCCCGCACTCACTTCGGTTTGGTAGTGCTTGCGTTCGTCTTCTTCCAGATTGGTGTCATCCCACCTGCGCCACGTTTCGATAAGGAAGTGGCTCTCGCTAGTGGATGCGTACCGTCCGGCCTCAATCCCACCAGCGCGGCCACGGTTCCCTGAACCCCGGCCAGACTGATGCAGGATCACGCCTACAACACGCCAGTCCGATACCAACTGTTTGAAGGATTCGATCTTAGCCTGCACACTGGCAGCGTCCCCAGCACCTCCACCTCGTATTAACTCTAAATAGTCGTATACGAGTACTTCGGGTCGTTGCCCATCCCACAGTTCCACCGATGCGATACGCATGGCCTTGTCAATGTCGTCCACGGTCATGCCTGTGGACTCAAAGTGCAGGTTGGTTTCATCACGCATTAGTTGTTCGACACGTTCCCACGCTGTGGGATCGTCGCGGATGAGTCGCCCCACCCAGTCCTTCTGGTCGATCTCCATGCGGATGGCTGCGTACCTGCCCCAAAACATTGTTTCGGTTTCATCAGGTGAAACCCACAGAGTGCGATGCTGACGGTTACGGGCGATCATGTTCAATGCCAACAGGGTCTTCCCTGTATGCGATCTACCTATGATCGTTACAAGTTGTCCACCGCGAGCGCCACCCAAGGTGGCTTCATCGAACACCCGTATGCCAAAAGACCATTCGCTGCCCGAACGCAGGTCATGGCGCATACGCCGGACCTGTTCCTTCTTCGGAGTGAACAGCCTTTGCAGGTCTGCTGGGGAGATTCCCTCTATTTGTGCTGGAGGCTCCGAGGGGGGAGGGGCCGGAGCGGAAGGCGATCCCGCTCCGGCCACACGCTTAAGTGCTTCCTCCAGACTGAGTTCCTCAGGCACTTACCTGACTCAGCCAGTTGTGGGGGTCAATCGGATCCGGGCGATCCTTCCACCCGAATCCGCTCTTGAGTTTCACCAGAGCGGCGAAGTACCCGCTCTTGTTGGCGAGAGGATGGTTGCCATCTCCCGCTCCCAAGTAGGGGATCCCGTCGGCGTTTATGCAAGTCGCCTTCTTGACTTTGAAGTCCCCAAGCCCGCACTTACCATTCTTGGTAATCGGGATGGGTTCCCCCTGCAAGGCTTCCGCCCAGTAGTTGTTGGGGAAGTTGCGCTGCCCATCAGCGAACAACTTGCGGATGGCCTGATTGCACAGGAACATGGACTGCTGGCTGGCGAACTGAACGCCACCCGTCTGTTCAGCGTTCCAAATAGCCAACACCTGAACGTATTCCTCATCGTCTACGTACCTAGAAGGCATCCCGTCCGTACGACCGGAGGTTGCCACCGCCGTTGCGCCGGGGAATACGTTCTGAACGGCAGCGGTAGCCTCAGGAACTGCACTAGCAGATACCTCAGGTGCATACGCTGGCCCTTCAGGTGCCACAGCGATCTCGTGTCCCTCTGCGAGATTCACGAGAATGTTCTTGATGTTGGGTAGTTCCTTAGCGAGAGCGCGTGCGTTCTCTATTGCCATCGTGACGGCCACGCCGTCGGGTTCGTTGCCAATCTCTGCGACAGCGAGTTCAACCGCCACCTTGAGAATGACCTGTGATTCTATACTTGCCCGCTCTAGCGGACTCATTGGCGTCCAAGCCATACTAAGTGCCTCCTATTGTTGCACCTTTGCACCGTGCGAAGTTTTCGCACCATTTAGCGGAACACCACCAACCGTTGTCACCCAGCGGGTATGGACCCGTTTGGGTTTCCAACAGTCGGCAGAGTGCCGACACCTTCTGGCGTAGCCAGTCGTAATGCTCCTGTCCACGCACGAAGTCCATTCGGCCCACACCATCCGGGTGCATGACCGCATAAGAGAAGTTGGGAATACCCAATGCGTAACAGTAGGCGATGGATTGCACATCCCAACGCTCGTACTGCCACCGTTCACGGGTGTAATCCCTGCCGGGGAACTTCCAATCCCATAGCCGGTCTTTCTCAACTAGGTCAACCGTGCCTGTCAATCGAACGATTCGTTGATCGTCTTCAAGTAGTGGAACGTCAAACGTGTATTCGGTTTGCAACGGTTGCAGTTGGGGGAACACTTCGTTGTACCAGTTGGTTACTTTCGTGACACCAGCAGCCTGCGCAGATTCAGGGTTGTAAGAGTTCCACACCTGAATCTTGCCAACAGTTTCTTCCCACTCGTATTCAAACGCATCCAAGGCCGACCGTAGATCCATAGGTGCTGCGGCGTGGCCTTCGCTTACATCTATCAGTGAGTTGCAGACATCTTCTGCGACCGTATGGCACACGGTACCCAGCGTGGACGCGTCCTTCATAGGCTCGCGTACAAGGCCGAACACATCGTTGCGCCATCGTTCTAAACACATGTCTGAAGTCTTGATGGACGATTG